ATCTTAAAAAAATTTAGGAGGAAAACCGATGGCAGAAGACATCCAAGCTGATGTTGCAACGGAGCAAGTCCAACCAGAAGTCACCCATGTTACATTTGGGCAAGGCGAGAATACGGACACTTTGGGCAATAACAATGGACAAGTTGAAAGCTAGTCTATAAATTCATGGGAAGGAGATAAGCGTTTTGAAACGCACTGGGCCAAAGACCCAAATAAAATGTATGAATCATTGCGTTATCATGAGAAGCGACAAGGTGACTTTGACAAGCAGATTAATGATTACAAATCTCAAGTTGAAGAACTCCAAAAATATAAAAGCGACTATAATGACATGGAACAGTTGTTTAATCACCCACAACTCGGAAGTGAATTAATAGACGTAATAGAAAAATATAACAAAGGTAATCAAGAACAAGTTACCCCACAAACTTCTATTCAAGATGATAGACTAAACGATTTATTATCATGGAAAGACAGCATTGAAAAACAAGCCTTGTCACATTATGAAACTCAACAGCAAAATGAAGCTTTTTCAAAGATTGATAAATTAAACGATCAGTATGCGATTGCGTACGATAAAAATCAATTTATTGCTGAAATGAATAAAGCCCAAATCCCTAAACATCTTTGGTTTAACGAGTATAAGGCCAACGTGTTTGATCAAGTGATTGCTAAACATGGCACTAAAGTTGCCGAGCAAGCAAGCGAAAAAAAACAATCTGCGCAAAGTGTTCCAATCGGAACAAGTAAGATTGGCAATAACGTTTCAAATAATGATTGGGTACAAGATTTAAAAAATGCTGTGGGTGCGAATTAATAAAAACTTGTTCTTAAAAAGAATAAAGGAGTAAAAAAAATGGCATTTACAGCCGACCAACTAAATCAAGTTTATGCGGTAGTACCTTCTGCAATTGAAAAAGAAATTATTAATCAATTGTTAGTAACTACAGCACTTTTAAACACTGTAACTAAAAAACCTATTCTTGAATATTTCGACGGTGGAGCTGATATTCAGATCCCAGTTCAAAAAGCAAAAAATAAATCTGGCGGTTTTTTTAGTGGTGGATTCGATCAGAGAGACATTAGCTCTAATCAATTAATTACTAATGCAAAGTTTGATCTTAAATATCAAGATTACTCAGTTACTACAACCCTAAAAGAAATTGCCCTTACTTCAGGAGCAAACGCAGTTGTAAGTTTAATTGAAGAAAAAGTAAAATTAGCTGCACAAGACGCTGCTAACGTTATGGCCGAAGGATTGTTCGGGTCAGGCTCTGATAGTGATGGTTTTGCAATCAATGGATTTACAGACATTTTTGCTGCTTCTGGAACTGCTTACGGTGGATTAACAAACACTGATTTTGACGATAATACTACTTGGTTGACAGAAATTGACACATCTACTAATACAATCAATTTTGCAAACATCAACGGATTAGTAGGTAAATTAATTAATAAAGGTGGTCAACGGTACGCGCCTAAATTAATGATATCTAACTCGTATGTACAAGATAAGTTTTTAAATTCTCAGCAATCACAGCAACGCTTCACAAGTGAAAACGATTTAAAATCTGGGTTTGCCGGCGTTAAATTTAGAAATATTGACTGGTTTGTTGACGAATATTGTCAAGGGTCAGGGGATGCAGCTGTGGATGATAACCATTTGTATATCATTGCGCCTGAAACAATGAGCCTCAAGTATAAATATGGTTTTGAAGGCAAAAACGCCCCAACAAACGTGAATGCTCCATTGCCCAATCAGTCAGCAGTTCTATCTAAGCACGACATGGCTTACAATTTGGTTTGTAAAGCTCGCAGATACAATGGTGTCTTCAAAAATTTACAATCATAATAAAATTTAGAAAAAGGAGTAAAATATGTCATACATTAACGCAATTGATACAGATGATTTAGTAAACCCATCTAGCAACAGAAAATATGATCTTGGTGCTAAGTTTGTTGACTACAACGACACAAATGCAATCAACAAAGAATACGTATACGCTAAAGCACATGGCGCATTAACACAGTACCAGCCATATCAATTATCAGTTTTAAACACTGCTGGAGCAGAAGTTTCAACTAAAGCCCCTGCAACTACTGCAAGTGGCGCTACTGTTGTTGTTCCTCAAGTAGCTGTAAGTTCTGGGTACTACGCTTGGTTCTTAGTCAAAGGTGTTGGTACCGTATTAACCACTGACACTTTTGCAGCAGGTGATTACGCTGAAGTATTGAACGCAGGCACTGGATTAAAATTAGACGGTGGTGTTTCTGGTTCAACTGCTGAAGGTGCGGGTTCCGTTGGAATCGCAACTACTGCAACTAGTGGTGGTTCAGCATCTTTCGTATTATCAGGTAACGTAGTAGCTGTAGCAGCTTCTTAAAGTTTTTAGGGTGGTGGCCACGTGCCACCCCCACAACTAAGATAATGGCAAATTACCAAGATATAATTGCAAACAATGGAATTAAGTACTTCAAGTCAACTGGGACTGGTACAAATACCGACCCTTACATTCCATCAACTACTACTGCAATTAGTGCCGAAGAGGTATCTAGTATTACTAATTTTAATGTGTCTGTTGGCACAAGCAGCACACAAGTGTTAGCGGCAAACAGCAACAGAAAATTACTAATATTAGTTAATGATAGCGATGAGCCTATTTATGTATCTTTAGGTGGAACAGCCACATTAAATAACGGCATACGACTAAACGCAAGTGGTGGAGCCTTGGCATTGGATAACCCAATATATAAGGGTGTTGTTAATGCAATCTCAGCTAACGGAAGCAAAACGCTAGTAGGTGCCGAGGGATGACTTACATCTACAACCCTACTGAAGGTGGCGGTAGCGGTACAGATAAATTTTTATCGTCTTTAGGCTTTAACTCGGGAACTGGAGTTTTAACTGCTACCATGAACGACAGTGCTACAAGACATGTTGACTTAGATGGAAGATACTTAGAAGAAGTATTAGAAGACCCAGAGCCACAGCTCGGTGGTGACTTAGATTTAAATAGTAGTGATATCACAGGTACAGGAAATATAAATATTACAGGTTCAGGCACACTATCAGGCGACTTAACCATAAATACAAATACGCTATATGTCGATTCTACTAACAACCAAGTAGGCATTGGCACAACGACACTAAATGGTGAAATATTAACAGTTAATGGTAATGTAGAGGCTGAAAACTTTATCGGTGGTTTACGTGGTGAGGTGCAATTTAAAGCGAAAGCCGGTGAGGCAATAACAAAAGGTGACCCATTATATATTTCAGGGTTTGATGTAAATGGAAATACCCCTGTTGTTGGCATTGCAGATGCAAATGATTCTAATAAAATGCCAGCGTTTGGCTTGGCTGAAAGTACAGTATCACTAAATGCGTCAATCAATGTTGTGACCTTTGGCACATTGTCAGGAATCGATACAAGTTCATTTAGTTTAGGTGATATTTTATATGTTTCTGACACAGGTACACTTACAGCCACAAAACCTTATGGTGAATCATCACAGGTTCAAAACATTGGTAAAGTGCAACGAGTCCATGCAAGTGCAGGAAGCATAAAAGTAGGTGGTGCAGGCCGTACTAACGATGTACCTAACCTTAACGATGGGAATGTGTTTATTGGTAATGCAAGCAATACATGGGAAGCTAGGGCCTTAACCCTTGATGATATCTCAGAAACAGCTACAAATAAGCATTTTACAGCTAGCGACAATACTAAATTAGATGGCATCGCAACGGGTGCAGAGGTTAATGTAAATGCCGACTGGAACGCAGTTAGTGGTGATGCGCAGATATTAAACAAACCAACAACAATTACAAGTGCAGAACAAACTAAGCTAGGGCATATATCCGTTACACAGGCAGTGGACCTAGACACGATGGAATCAGATGTAACAACTAACAACGCCAAGGTGACCAATGCAACTCATACAGGTGACGTCACAGGTGCCACAGCTTTAACGATCGCTGATGAAGCCGTTACCAATGCAAAAATGGCACACGTTGCAACAGGAACGGTTAAGGGCAGAACAACAGCAGGCACAGGCGATGTGGAAGATATAACAATATCAACAACACTTAAAACAGCACTGGGTTTAGTTAAAGGCGATGTAGGGCTTGGGAATGTAGCAAATGTAGATACGACTAACGCAAGTAATGTATCTAGCGGCACACTAGCAGAGGCACGACTACCTAGTATAGATGCGGATAATACGACAATTAGTAATTTAACAGTTACAAATTTAAAAGCTGGAGTACTTGATACAGATTTAACCAGTGTTAGTGCAAGTCATGATACGCTTGCAAGCGCAAAAGCAATAAAAGATTATATAGATGAAAGGGTACAGTATGCGTTGGATAATGCTACGCAGTATTTTGGGTAAGATATGCCAAGTATAACAGATCAGCTTGATAAATACCGACGGCGACTTGAAGATAAATACATTCACGACGACATGACTGCAAAGCAAAGAGCAGATAGAAAAATTGTAATAGATATGGGAATTGATGCTATGGGGTATGGCATTCATGACTTTTCACAAAAAATTGAGAAAGATGTAAATAGACATAAATTGATATTGAAGGGCATAATAAGTGGTATTGCGATTGTCTCAACGGCTTTAATTGGGATTGTTATTCAGCACTTATTTAGTTAAGGAGAAAATATGTTAGTTAGCGACGTTATAGATAGAATTAATACGGCCATAAGTGATGAGGACAGCACCAAAGCTACAAGCAGTTTGTTTACAAATAAAAGAAAAGTTAATCAACTAAAAAATGCACTAGATGTGTATGCAAGTACAACTAAGGGTATTGAGAATATTTATAGTACAGTTGTAAATTTATCAAGACGTGTTGTTGCAGGACCGACAGATGCAATAAGGTCTGAAGCGTATAGAATGGCCTATATATGGGTAACAGGAACGAAATACCCCTTAAATTATAAAGATTTAAATTTCGTTACGAGTGAGTTTCCGCATGCCACAGACGGAGGGATCCCAAGGTTTTTTAATGTGTGGGACAACGAAATAACAATATACCCTGAAAATACAAATACCCCACAAACAACCACGCTTGACGGTGCAATTAGTGACAGCGCTACAACAATTACTGTAGCATCTACTAATAATTTTCCCGATATAAACGGACGAATAACAATTAATAATGAAAAAATCCGTTACACAGCTAAAACATCAACAACTTTTACAGGTTGTACTCGTGGGGTTGAAGGTACAACTCCAGCAAGTCATAGTGATACCGATACTGTCACACATAATAATTTTATTTTGTATTACAGAAAAAAACATTTTGTGATTAGTGTAGATGCTAATGACACCATATCAGCCACTGATTTAGCTAAAGAAATGGAAATCCCAGACGAACATATTGAATCAATTATCGATTTAGTTGCGTATCGTTTATTAATTCTAATTGATGATTACGCTAGGGCAGACCGCTATAAAATTGACGCAGCAGCCTTCTATAAGCAAGCAGCAAATGAAATAAAAGCTGGATATGCAGACGTTATACAAGCAGGTATGATTGGCGGAGCCTATGACTGGGAAGTTAACAATATAGGGAGTACAATTTGAGCTTTGTTGTAGAATCGTACCAATCAAAAGGACTACGAGACGACAAAGGGCGAAAGTTCGTATCACCTGATTATTTTTACAATATTGAGAATATGAACTATGACAGCATTATAGGGTGTCAAAGAATAAAAGCACCAAGTGTTCAATATAATGTTGGTAGTACTCAAATTGATGGGGGTTTTGATTTTCGTTATATTGATTCAGTTGGTCAGTTCCAAAGCGAAAAAATTATTGTAAAAGGTAATTCTATAATTAAGAACTTTCTAACAAGCCCCAGCACCATATATACAGGCAGTTTTATAACTCCTGGTAATAAGTGTACTTTTGGAATACTAAACGACAAGTTATTTATATCGAATGGCTCAAACTATCCATTAGTCTATGACGGTACATATGTAAAACAAATGGGCGCACCTACTGCTAAAGACTTACTAGTTGCAGGTGGACTAAGTGGTGACTACTATTACGCTATGAGCTACGTTGTAGATGGCGTTGAACTTATTTTAGGGACTATTAGTAACACAATTACAGTATCAAGCAAAAGTATTGATCTCGATTTACCAGTTGGAATAGCAACATGTACTGAAAGAAAGATATATCGTACAGAGGCAGGCGGAACCACATTAAAATTACTAACAACCATTAACGATAACACCACCACAACCTACCAAGACAATACAGCGGATGGGGCATTAGGTGTAAATATTCCTAGTACAAATAGTTCATGCCCAACACCACAATTTATTACTGTTAAAGACGAAAAGATTATTGGTGCAGTCAATGCCAATAGACCAAACTACTTGTATGTTACAGAGTTTGAGGTAGAAGTGTTTTTTAATACGTCAGGCGTTTACGATGTTTCTGGTGTAGGAAACGACAATTCCCCACTAACAGGCTTAATTGAAGACTATAACCAAATGGTTGTTTTTTCGGAAAACCATATATACTTGGCGGATACGTCAGGGCTTACAACAAGCGTAAAACAAACTACGTCTAACGTAGGTTGCATTGATGGTTTTAGCATTGCACGCATACCAGAGAACGACATATTGCAAGGTGGAATTATGTTTGTTTCTAATTTGTATGATGTCCGTATTTTTAGCGGTAACATTGCTACAAATCTAGCGACAAGCTTTGATAATTTAACCACAAATAATTTTAGTTCAGCACTAAATAAAGATAGCTTAAAGAATCAACTAAAAGACAACCCACTTGAAGCAGCATTTTTTGATTATAAGTATCATTTGATTGCTGAAACGTTTATGTATGTCTACGACATACGTATTAGTGGTTGGACTAAGTACTTTATAAAAACAACAAGTTATCAGCCAACGTACTGGCGGTTTTTTAAGATTGATGAAGATTTGTACATCACGCAAAAAAACGCAGGGATTGTTGAGCAAATGTATAATGCTTTGACTTATCGAGGCGAAGAACTGACAGCATTTTTTGAGACCCCTGAAATTGCTGTGGGAACAGAAAAGAAGTTTTATAAAAATCTTTATGTGTATTATGACAAATCAGGAAGCAATACATTGACAGCACTTG